TTGATTCTATGAAGGGTCATCAAGGGTATGTAAGGGTAGACGAACCAGAAGTAACCATAGAATCTGAAACTAGAACAGATACCGCATTTGCGCCTGTCATGCCCACAATTAAGCGTATGGGAAGACCAAGAAAGGTTGCAAATGGCTGAAATTGACGCAAGAGATTTTGGTAGATTAGAGGCTCAAGTAGAGTCTCTACATGGTCAGGTAACTCAGTTGAGTACCGATGTAAAAGCCCTTTTAGAACTTGCTAACAAGTCTAAAGGCGGTTTTTGGATGGGAATGACCATCGCTAGTATTGCTGGTGGAGTCTTTACATTTATAGCCGATAGGTTGTGGAAATGAAAGATGGAATGCTTTCAGGCGTTATTTGCCCACTTCCTACTCAGGATATTGAAGTAAACCTGAAGAACAGGAATAATGCTTTTAAGAAGTTTGGGTATGGCCCACCTAACCCAGATGAACCCAATGAAGCGTTTTGGCTGATAAAAGCCAAGATGTATAACGCACCTACCGATGTGGTTAAAACCATGCGTTGCGGTAACTGTGCGGCATTCATTCAAACTCCTAAGATGATGGATTGCATCAAGAGTGGTTTGGAAAAGGGCAAGAGTTCAGAGAATGAACTTGAGTATGACCAGCAGTTTATTGATGCTGCTGATCTAGGTTTTTGTGAGTTATTCCACTTCACTTGTGCGGCAGCTAGGACTTGTGATGCTTGGAAATCTGGTGGTTCAATTACAAAGGATTGATATGAAAGCTAAACCCAAAACTCCTGCTAAAACACCCGCTAAAAAGGGTATTCCTGTGGCAATCATGGTTGCTATTGGTAAGCCAAAAATGCCAATGCCTATGCGTGGTGGCAGAACTGCTACTAACATGATGAAGAAATCTTCAAGGGGTAAGTAATGGCATCTTTAACATCACCCATTACACTTTTGGACGCTGTTGGTGCAACTGGTGCATCAATAGCCGTTCAAGTCGATTCTGGTCAACCAGCGTTCTTACAGGTTTCAGGCATTACATCAGCTACTGTTGTATTGCAGGGTAGTCTTGATGGAACAAACTGGTCAACTTTAGGAACTGCATTGACCGCTAATGGCATAGTTACTGTTCAAAATGCACCAAAGTATTTACGAGCAAATTGCACAGTTTTTGTCACAGGCACGATTACAGCCAAGATAATGTACTAAGGAGAAACCCTATGAAAAAGCCCACAATGGCTCAGAAAAAGGTTGGCAAGGTAATGCGTGAGTACAAGGAAGGTACTTTACATTCAGGCAAGGGCGGTAAGGTTGTCAAGAACCCAAAACAGGCAGTTGCCATTGCTTTATCTGAAGCTGGTATGTCTAAGCCTAAAAGGAAGATGAAATGAAGCAGGGTTTATACGCCAACATCAATGCTAAGAAGCAACGGATAGCCGAGGGTTCTGGCGAAAAGATGCGTAAGGTAGGTAGTAAGGGTGCGCCTACTGCTGAAGCGTTTAAACAAGCGGCAAAGACTGCAAAGAAGCCCAAAAAAGGTAAGTAAATGAAAACACCCACTTGGCAAACAAAAGCTGGTCAAAATGTAAAAGGCGGCTTGAATGCCAAGGGCAGAGCGTCTTATAATGCAGAAACTGGTGGAAATCTGAAGCCGCCAGTAAAGTCGGGGGATAACCCTCGCAGAGCAAGTTTCTTGGCTCGTATGGGTGGTAATGATGGCCCTGAGTACGACAAGAATGGTGAACCAACAAGACTGCTTCTTTCGCTTAAGGCATGGGGTGCATCCTCAAAGGCTGACGCAAAGGCAAAAGCTAAAGCTATCTCCGCAAGGAACAAGGCAAAAGCGAAATGAGAGCATTATCAGTTGGCGCAAACCTTACAGCAAATACGCTGACAACCCTCTACACAGTACCAAAAGGGTATTATGCAAGGGTGGTATTGCTACGGGCGGTTAATACTGGTTCGCAAAAACATATTTCTTTTTCTTGGACAGATACCTCTGCATCTGCCACCTATTCTCTTGTATTTGAAACCGCTTTAACTACCAAAACTACACAAGATTGGGGTGGTGTGTCTTATTTTGTGATGGAAGAAGGTGACATACTTAAAGCACAATCTGAGTCGGCATCTACATTTTCAGTAATAATTACTATTGAAGAAGAAGGATTAACAAGATAATGACTTATTTAGAACTTGTAAATGATGTTCTCATAAGGTTGCGTGAGACAACAGTAGCTACTGTTACCGAAACATCTTACTCAACATTAATTGGTAAGTTTGTTAATGATGCCAAGCGTCAAATTGAAGATGCTTTTTCTTGGAATGTTTTGGGTCAAACCATTACAGTTACAACATCAGCATCTACATCATCTTATGCTTTGACAGGTGCTGGTCAGAAGTTTCAAGTAATGGATGTAATCAATACTACAAGCAATGTTGGTCTTACAAACATCAGCTTTGTGGACATGAACCGCAAGCTAAACTTTACGCCACTTGTTAACTCAATACCTACAGAATTTGCTTTTGATGGCGTTAATGCAAGCTATGACACCAAAGTAAATCTATATCCAATACCTAATGGTGTTTATACGATCAAATTTGCTTTAACAGTACCACAGGCTACTTTAGCATCAGATGCAACTGTTGTGCTTGTTCCTGACGTTTTAGTGGTTCAGAATGCCTATTCCCGTGCCTTAATTGAGCGTGGTGAAGATGGTGGTTTGACTTCCTCTGAAGCATACATTTTATATAAAGCTATGTTGTCTGATTACATTGCTTTGGAAGGCACTCGCTATCCTGAGAATCAGGAGTTTGTTGCAGTATGACGCAAAACTTGCAGACTTTTAGTGTTCAGGCCCCAGGATTTTTTGGCTTAAACACTCAAGACTCTCCTCTGACATTAGAGGCGGGATATGCTTCGATTGCCACCAATTGCGTGATTGACCAATATGGACGTATTGGCGCTCGGAAAGGCTACTCAAGGGTTAATTCTTCAAGTGGAAATCTTGGCGCAAATGATGTAAAGGTCATCCATGAACTTGTGCAACTTGATGGAACATTGACTGTATTATTTGCTGGAAACAACAAGTTATTTAAACTCAGTTCTACAAATACAGTTACAGAGTTGACCTATGGTGGGGGTGGTACTGCTCCTACTATTACAGCAAGCAATTGGCAATGTGCATCTTTAAATGGAATTACATATTTTTTTCAATCAGGATTTGATCCATTAATTTACGATCCTGCTGTAAGCACAACCACATTTCGCAGAGTCTCTGAAAAGACTGGTTACACAGGTACAGTTCCTTTGGCAAACATTGCTATATCTGCCTTTGGTCGTTTATGGGTGGCAGAAACAACTTCAGACAATGTAACAATTAGTTTTTCTGACTTACTTACTGGTCATAATTGGACAGGTGGAACTTCAGGTACTTTGGATGTTTCACGGGTTTGGCCTAATGGTTCGGATCAAATCGTAGGACTTGGCGCACACAACAATTTCTTAATTATCTTTGGTAGTCGTCAGATATTGGTCTATCAAGGAGCAACAACTCCTTCCACAATGTCTTTGTCTGACACTATAGGCAATATTGGTTGTTTAGCAAGAGATACCATAATTTCAACGGGTTCAGACATTGTTTTCTTGTCTAACTCTGGTGTTCGTAGTCTAATGCGTACCATTCAAGAAAAATCAGCACCTTTGCGTGATTTATCTAAAAATGTGCGTAATGACTTGATGGGCTATGTATCTGGTGAAACAAAATCTAACATTAAAGCTGTTTATTCTGAAGTCAATGCGTTTTACCTTTTAACGCTTCCTATTGGAAAACAAGTCTATGTATTTGATACAAAGGCGCAGTTGCAAGATGGTTCAGCTAGGGTAACGACTTGGGATAGCATTGAACCAACTGCATTGTTGTCTCGCAGAAATGGTGACTTGTTGATTGGTAAGAATGGATATATCGGTAAGTATGGCACTTACCTTGACCATGCCTCAACCTATCGCTTTCAGTATTACACCAATTATGCGGATCTTGGCGATCAAAATATCACATCTATATTGAAGAAGATTTCTGTTGTGGTAATTGGTGGAACTAACCAGATCATTACTATTAAATGGTCGTATGACTTTTCTGCACAATATTACGCAACACAAGCAACTATTCCTATATCTACAGTAGCAGAATATGGAATTGCTGAATATGGTGCAAATGGAATTCCTGTGGCGTACTATTCATCAGGCATCCAGATTGGGACTTTGGTAGGTCAAGCATCAGGATTTGGCAAAGTTGTGCAAACAGCGTATGAAATTGATATAAATGGTGCTGCTGTGAGTATTCAGAAGATTGAGATTCAGGCTAAAAATGGAAAACTTGGTTAAGGAATAAATATGGCTAATTACACGAAAACCACCAACTTCGCATCAAAAGATGCCCTTGCTTCTGGCAATGCTTCAAAGGTTGTCAAGGGAACTGAGATTGACACAGAATTTACAAATATACAAACAGCCATTGCTTCAAAGGCAGATGGAACATTTACAAACTTTTCTTTTGTTGAAGCATCGAATGTGTTGTATATCTACAATATATCGACCCCTATAGCAAAGATTGATGCCTCTGGTAATTTGACTGTGATTGGTAATGTCATAGCAAATGGAACTGTTTAAAGGAAAAAAAATGCCAAGTCTTTTTAACAATCAATATAAGAATCTAGCATCAAAGGGTAGATATGGCGACACCATGCTCGCCCACATCAACCCTCAAGAAGCGGCATTGTTGAAGGCAAGGGGCGGGTCTGGAACAATAAATCCTAAGACTGGTTTGCGTGAGTATTTTGATCTAACAAGGCCGTCATATTTTCCTGAGCTTGAGCCATTGCCATCATTAGGCCAAGCGTTAGATCCTGCATCATTAGCAAATCTTGCCACTCAATTGAACACAACCACAGTTCCGCAGGTAAACAGAGGATTGGGAGGGTCTACTGCGGCATACGATAAAGTTAGTGACGATTATTCCCAATATGTAGACCGATCCCCATCTCTAGGTATGGGTGGTGGTAGGCAAGTTCAAGGTTACTCAATACCAGTTGAACAAACATTTCAGGGCAAACCACTTGAAGCCAAATACGATACCAAGGGTAATTTTCAGTATTTGGGGCTTGCTGGTGGAGATTATTTACCAACCGACCCAAATCAACCAAACATAGTCTCTTCACCAAGAATTAATGCAAAGGGCGAGATTATTGATTATGGAATCTTTGATTTAAGTAAGCAGAGTGATGGTAGTTTGGGAGGCATGATCAAGGAATTAGGTACTGAGTTTGCCCCAATGATCGTAGCTGGATTACTCGGTAATTATGCCGCTGGTAATCTTAATGGTTTATTTGGTGGTGGTGCGGCTGGCGGTGCGGCTGGTGGAACATTGGCTGGCATGGGTACTGGTGCAGCGGGTGCGGCTGCTACTGCAGCAGCTACTGGAATACCATTAGCCGCATTAACTGCTGGTGGTGCAACAGAAGCAGGATTGTTGGCTGGCGGTGGTTCATCAGGTGGTTTGGCTGGATTTGGCACTGGTGCGGCTGGAGTAAATGCAACTGCTGCCGCTACAGGATTAACTCCTGCCGCTTTAGGAGTTACTGGTCTTACAGCGGCATTACCAACTACCATTACTCCACCAACTACAACTGGTAGCGGTAGTCCTATGGCTGGTGTATCTATTCCTCCTGTTGTGTCGCCTGTTGTTTCTTCTGCTGTTATTCCTTCTGCTGTTTCTTCGGCTGCTAGTTCAATTACTCCAAGTATGTTGGATTCCATTTCAAAAGCAACTGGGATTTCAGTAGATACTTTAAAGACTTTTGGCCCATCTGTTATTCAAGGTATATTAGGCGCTACTGGCTCTGTTTTAACTGCTAATCAAGCCACTGACGCTGCTAAGACACAAGCAGATGCACAGATTCGTGCGGCACAGATTGCGGCTGATGCGGCTCGTTTTAGACCTGTTGGCGTAACTACTCGCTTTGGTTCATCAAACTTCCAAACTGATGCTCAAGGCAATGTAATTGGTGCTGGATATACACCTAGTGCTGAGATTCTTGGTTACCAAAACCGATTGTCTACATTGGCTAATCAAGGTTTAACTGGTGCAGAGGGCGCACAAGCGGCTTATGCTCCTTTAACTGGTGCAGCACAGAACTTGTTTAGTTTGGGTCAGAGTTACCTTGCTAAAACACCAGAGCAAGCGGCACAAGAATACATTGCTAAACAAACGGCTTTACTTGCGCCTAGTCGAGAAAATCAGCTTGCTGAGTTGCGTAATAGACAGTTTCAAACAGGTCGTTCTGGTGTAGCTACAGCACAGGGTGGTAACTTGATGAATACAAGCCCTGAACTTGCGGCTTACTACAACTCATTGGCTCAACAAGATTTGGTTCTTGCGGCAAATGCAGATCAAGAGGCTAGAAACCGCATAACTTATGGTGCTGGATTATTTGATACTGGTGCTGGTTTGCAAGGTAAATACTACACTGGTCAAACAGCGGCTCTTGCACCATTTACCAATCCTATGGATGTAACATCAGGACTTGAGAGGTTGTCTCAACAGCCTTTGGATTTAAGCACTGCTATTGGTCAAAAGGTCAGTACAGCTAATGCTAATGTTGGTCAATTAACTGGTCAGGGAATCATCAATGCGGCAGCAACAATGGCTCCAGCAAATGCTTATTCTTTAGGTGGTAATTTATTCAGTGGTGCGGCAAACAGTCCTGTTCTTTCTAGTGCAGTAAACAAAGCATTTGGAAATACCAGCACAGATCAAGCAACAATTAATCAACAATTAATTGACATATTGCTCAATAGAAAACAAACTTTTGTGGCTTAAGGAGAAAAGGCAATGGCATCAGAAATCTTAGGATTGTTTACCTCTCCTCAACAGTACCAACAAAACCAGTTATCACAGTTTCAGAATCGTGCTTTTCAAGAAGTTCAACTAGACCCTTTCCAACAAGCTGCTTTAGGTGCTAGGACTGCTGGTTACCAGTTAGGTCAAGGTATTGGTGGTGCTTTAGGTGGTCAAGACCCACAGTTGCAGAGGATTACGCAACGGCAACAGTTGCTTGGGATGATTGACCCTAGCAACCCTGATTCATATGCTCAAGCCATTCAAGCTGCATTGCAAGGCGGTGACCAAGAAGCTGCTTTCCTGTTGCGTAATGAGATGATGAAGGTCAGTCAGCAGGCGCAAGAGTTGAAGCGTCAAGCTAAACAGGATCAGTTAAAAGATTTGCAAACAACTGATTTGCTTACTCAACGTGGTCTAGCTATGCAATCTCAAGGCCTTGTTAATAGAGCTAATGAGTTGGTTGGTCAGATTAAGAATCTTGATGGCACTATCAATGAGCAAGTCAAAGCTGAATTACTTTCATTTCCTCAAGGTCGTGCAGCTATATCTGAGCAAGCTAAAATTCTTCCTGCTTTGCGTCAATTGGGTGCGGCTGGTGGTGTTGAAGATGACCCATTCAAAATATTTATTGATGACGCAACCATCCCTGAGTCTGTAAAAATTAGTGCAAGACAATATTCAGACAGTTTTAAAAAGGGAACTATTGACCCCGAAAAGGTTGATGGCATAGTTACCAAATTGGCAGAGTCAACTCAAAGAGTTCAACAGTTTGAGCAAAATCAGGCTCAGATTAAATCTAATCAGGCATTGATGGATAGCTATAAACAACAAGGTCTTCAAACTTCACAAGCATATCTTGCAATCGCACAATCTAATAATGCTCTTGCACAACAAAATGCCGCATTTAATCGTCAAATGAAGCAAGATGAACTTGTAAGAAAACAAGAAGAAGCACGATACAAGAGAGAAGAAAAAGCCAACAAACCACTTAGACCTGACTTGGCTAAAGATGAAGAAGCTGATTACAAAACTGCTAGTGAAGCTAGAAATCTTGCTACTGAAGCGTATGGTTATGTAAACAGCATCAAAGCTGGCAATATTAAGTTTGGATTGAAAGATCGTGCATCTATTGCGGCTAGAAGTGCATTAGGTTCAAATGATCCTGATGTAGTCGCTAGAAATGATTTTGAGAGATTTAAGACCCGCCTCGTCAATGAGTCTTTGCGTCTCAATAAGGGAACTCAAACTGAGGGTGATGCCGCAAGATCAATCAAAGAATTGCAAGGTGCTGAATCTGAAGTTGATGCTGCTAAAGCAATTAACACACTTGCAGAACTTAATGCTAGAAAAGTCTCTGATGCACAAACAGCAATTGAAAGACGAAGAATCAACGCTGGTGCTAGATTGCCTGAAGTTCCAATTGAGACATTGAAATTTGAACCACAGACATTTACGCAACAAGATGTAAACGCATTTTTGAAAAATCCAAAGTATCCATCAGGAACTATTTTTGTTGACCCCAAAGGGACTAGAAGGGTGAAGCCATAATGACTGACTACACAAAATTACCTTTAGCTGAAGGTGAGGCTAGAACTTCAGTATTTCAAGAAAACATTAAATATTCACCAGTTGTTGAATCAGCAAGAGCATTTGGTCAAGGCTTAACCTTTGGCACTTTGGATGAACTTGAAGCCGCATTGCGTACAGGTTCTATTAGCGGTGCTGATTATGAGCGTCAACGAAATATGTTGCGTGAACAGCAAAGGCAGTTTGGTGAAGATATGCCGCTGGTCAAAACTCCATTGGAGTTAGCTGGTGGTATTGCTTTACCTTTTGGTGCAGCCCGTCAAGTTGCAAAGTTAGCACCTGAAACGCAAGCATTGGTTACAGGTACATCGTTAATGGGTCAGGCGGGTCGTGGTACTGCTGTTGGTACTGCTACTGGTGCTTTATCAGGGTATGGGTATTCTGAGAAAGATGTTGTTTCTGACACTGTTATGGGTGGTATTTTTGGTGGTGTTTTTGGCGGTACTGTTCCTATCATTATTGATAAGGCAGGCTCAATCATCAAGAATGTTCTTAATGCATCAGGCATTGGTGACCAAGCAACCGCATCATCCAAGATGCTTGCTAACTACATGAACAAGGACAATCTAACTCCTCAAGAAGCACAGGCGGCATTGGATGAGTTGCGCCGTATTGGTGTTCCTAATCCCGTCATTGCTGACTTAGGTAAAAACTTACAAGACTTAGCCTACAACGCATACATCATCCAATCCAAAGCCAAGGGTACTACTGCAAATTTTCTTGAAAGCAGATTGATTGACCAACCAAACGACATTGTTAAGGGATTGGTTGAAAAAGCAGGATTGGCTAAGAATGTTAATGGCTATGAGTATTTGACTGCACTTGCTGAGAATCAAGCAAGCAAAGCAAGTGCAGCATACCCAAATGCTTATAGACTTGCTATTGATGCACAACCATTCAGAACTTACGTTGATAGACCAGTATTTATTGAGGCCTATAAAGAGGCTCAAAAACGTGCGTCTGTTAAAGGTGAAACATTGCCACCTCTTGATTCAATTCGGAATGCTCAATCTGTACCAACAGACTTATTGCATCAAATCAAGATTGGATTAGATCGTCTTATTGAAAAAGAAACAGATGCTGTAACAACTAAAGTAACTGGTTATGGTCGTGATCTTATAAATGTCAAAAATGAATTCAATGACAAAATTAAATCATTGAACACTGATTATGCAAAGGCTAATGCTGAATTTGCTGATGCTGAAAGAATAAGAAAATCCTTTGATATGGGTCAGAAGTATCAAAATCTTGACACTAAGGAAGCTGTTGCCAATATCAAGAAAATGAATGCTGACGAAAAAGAAGCATTCAGACTTGGCATAATGGCAGACATAAACAAACGTGTGGGTGACTTCAAAGGCGGTGATTTTACTCGTCAAGTATTTAAGTCAGACAACCAAAAACTGCTTATTCGTAATGCATTCACTGATACTGTTGATGCAAATGGCAAAGTAGTAAAGTCAGCGCAAGATGCCTATACAGATTTTTCACAATACGTTAAAGGTTTAGAGCAACAAAGCAAGACAGCTAAAAAGATTATTGGCGGGTCACCTAGTGGTGAACGACTATCTACTCAGGCTCAAGCAAGTGAATTAGGAAGCATCACACAAAGCCTTACTAGCGGTGACTTAACTGGTACTGCATTGGGATTATTGAAAACTGGTTTAGCCAGATCAAGAGGCATTAGCGGTGAAACATCAGAAGCATTACAAAAGAAATTGTTTAGTGTTGACCCTGTTGAGCAAAGAGCAGTGTTAGCTGAATTGAATCGCAGGGCAAGGAAGAAGCCAACAGGCTTGCTATCTGGTGCGGCTGCTCTTGGCACTGCTACTGGCATCTTAGGAGACTGAAATTGATCCAATCTCTATCTGCCTCCTTGCGGCTGGTCTGGTTAAAAACATACAGTCATCTGTCGAATTGTATCAATCTGTGCGTGAGCAGTTTGTCTCAATTAAGAAAACCGCTGATGATGTTGTTGCCATTGGCAAGGATGTTAAATCGTTTTGGGGTACTTTGCGGAAGCTATTTGGTGGTAGTCCCAAGCCTCAAGCTACAAAGTCTGTGGCAACGGCTAAAAAGTCTGAGTATGTCAATGTTGATGAAACTGAAGTCAAAGCAAAAATCGTAAAAGATTTAAGTTCGTTTTTTAAACTGCAACAACAATTACAAGAGCATATAGAACAGGAAGAACTTAAAGCCAGAACAGTTGTATTTGCTGATGATGTAAACCTGATGGAAGAATCTCTCAACAGAGTTCTTGCGGCTCAAGAAATGGAGAGGATGGTCGTTCAAATTCGTGAAGTGATGGTATATGGCTCTAAAGATATGGGCGCTTTGTACTCCGAGGTATTCGCTATGAGAGACATCATTGCTGGAGAACAAGAAAAGGCTAGAAAGAAAAGAGATGCAGAATCATGGCTACGAAAGGAAAGGGAGCGACTCCTAGCAGAAAAACAAGCATACCTGTTGGTAGCTTTCCTATTCCTAATATACCTATGGATGCTAATAGGTCTGGTAAGCAAGATTGGGAGAGCGTAGTGGGATGGATTGCTGCTTGTGTTCTTGTCGTATTGTTGTTACCTGTTTTAGGTATGCTTTACATAGATATTTTGCAAGCCAAGCATGAAGCAAAACAACAGCAGGAAAAAGTGCAAAAGCTGATTAAAGAACTTGAAAGGGAAAAAAATGACAAAGCAACTTGAGAAAGATTCAGCCTACAACCAGTTTGATACCGATCAAGATGGCGTAGTAACCGATGCTGAGTTGGCTAGATCAGAGCGCATGATTCTCATTGAGAACATGGACAAGATGGCTGACCAGCAGCGGGTTATGGCTTGGGCGGCTTTAGGCGCACCCCCTGTTTTAATTGCATTCCTTGCTTCTGCTTGGGTAACGCTAGAAAAAGTTAATGCGTTGGCAGGACTTACAACTACTTACTGTGCGGCTATGGGGACTATCGTGGTTGCGTTTATGGCTGCTCAAGCCTATGTGCGTGGGAAGACAGGCGAATGAGTCTATTTAATCCTTGGGTGTTGTTGGGCATCCTGATGGCTGTTTTAGGCGCTTTTGGTAGCGGTTACTACAAAGGTAGCGAGGATGAGAATACCCGCCAGCAAGTAGAGATTGCTGCCTTGAATGCCAAGGCTAGGGACACTGAGCAAGCGATGGCTCAAGTGGCTCAGAATTATGGACAAAAACTAAGAAAGGCAAATGATGTTGCAAAAGTTAAAGAGGATAAGTTGCGCTACGATATTGCTTCTGGCAAGCGCAAGCTGTTCATTCCTATCAAAGCCCCCGACTGCTCCATACCAGCCGCCCCAGATGCCCCCGTTACCGATGGAGATAACAGCGGAGAAGCATCAGCCGAACTTAGTGGAGAGGTTAGTGAATCTCTTATCGCCATCGCCTCAGAAGGAGATGCAGCCATCAGAAAACTCAACGCCTGTATCGAATCTTACGAAACCTTAAGGAACATGAAATGACCATTTACATTCCTTTGCTGTACATCTGCATAGCATTGGAATGTAAGTTCTTTCAGTCAGAGATTTACACTTTGAGTAAGCAAAAATGTGAACAAGAGATTGCTCAACAGAAAATTGAAATTACCAAACAAGGTAATACAGTTGATGCAATTTGTATTGACATGGACATTAAACTAGAGAAAAAACAAGATTTATACAACGCTGTTTATTAAACATTGAACAAATCACGTTAAGATTCATGTTGTTGTCATTGATTTAGTTTAATTTAAGGCAACTTCACTGGAGTTGTCATGCCAAAACCTGTTTACAGCGATGAAGAATTCATTGAACTTTGGAGAACCTACCAGTCGGGTTCTGTCATGGCAAAAGCCATCAACATGGATTTGCGTAGTATTCTTAGGCGCAAAAATGCTATAGAACTTAGGTATGGCGAAAATCTTAAGTCAAAAAACAATCCCACTCAAACTGTAAAATTAAATGCAGCTAGGAAAGAACTAGGGATTGAAAATAACGTTGTTCTGGTTTTTAGTGATGCTCACTTCTGGCCTAGTGTCCATACAACAGCGTATAAGGGTCTTCTTTGGGCGATTAAAGAGTTTCAACCCAAGGCTGTCATTGCCAATGGAGATGTATTTGATGGCGCTAGTATTAGCCGTTTTCCTCGTATTGGATGGGATTCAACGCCATCGGTAATACAAGAGTTGAAAGCCTGTGAAATAGCCCTTGGTGAGATTGAGGAGGCTGCTAAGAAAGCTAGACACAATGTAAACCTAGTGTGGACACTGGGCAACCATGACGCAAGGTTTGAGAACCGCCTAGCTGCCAATGCACCTCAGTATGAGTATGTCAAAGGGTTTTCCCTAAAAGACCATTTCCCTGCTTGGCATCCCTGTTGGTCTTGCTGGCCTACACAGGAAGTAGTTGTCAAACATCGCTGGAAAGGCGGTGTACACGCTACACACAATAATACTGTCGGCGCTGGTGTAAGCATCGTTACAGGGCATTTACACAGCCTTAAAGTCACCCCTTTTGCTGACTATAACGGCAACAGGTTTGGTGTCGATACTGGAACGCTGGCAGAAACTAATGGGCCTCAGTTTGTCAATTATCTTGAGGATTCTCCTACCAACTGGAGATCAGGGTTTGCTGTACTGACATTTCATAATGGCAAGCTGCTATGGCCTGAGTTAGTGCATAAATGGGGTGAGGGACAAATAGAATTTAGGGGTAAGGTATATGACGTATGACCTTGTGGCTTATCTGAGATCAGAAATCAAAGAACTTCATCATATTTTGCATGAAACTCAACTGGCTTTGGCACAGGCAAATGACAGATTAGCACGCCGTTCTGAACCTTTAACTGAGGAGCGTGTCTATACCTTGTATAGACGTAGCTTGGATTGGCGGCAGTTGGCTAGAGACATAGAAGCAGAACACGACATTGAATAAAAAAAGGGGAGTCCTAAGACTCCCCTGTAAAGGTCAACTGCGACTAAATTATGCCACACGTTCCCAG